GTTCTTTCATAAAAGTTGCTCGCAGAGTCTTCTAAGTTAATGACATTCTTTTCAACATCATAGAACTTGTTCTTAAGGTCTATAAGTTGGTCCCCTAGTATCATCTTAAAAGCTGCATCTTTTAACGTCTTCTTAAGTTCCTTCGATGCAAAGTCCATCAATTCTGACTGAGAGGTAGCTCCGGCTGAGACTCCACGTCGAGCAGATTCTAAGACGCCTCCTCCAGCCTGACGAGATCTTGAGTACTCGTCATATATCTTAGTGACTTTATCTTTAATAACTCCATATGCAGGATTATTAATTACTTTAGTATATAAATTATACATATCCATTGATGACTTACTAATATCTTCCATTGAAGCTGATAAGTTATCATTATTTGACTTAATACTATCTGCTAGTGACTGAGTTCCATCTAATAATTTATCAGTAGTATCTCTGGATAGGTCAACTTGTCCACTAACATTTATCGGTCTTTGTAACAGTCGATTAAGTTCTTGTGAGCCATTTGTTAAATCTTTAGTCGATTCAGGCGATAACTGAATTGGTCCACCGATTGAGTTTAAAATTCCTCTAGTGTTGGACTCTACTCCACTACTTGATGTAAGTAGATTGGATAAAATCTGATTACTTTCAGCTGCAGTTAGAGACTGAATATTTATATCTATAATTTTCTTGGATGATAAGCTAGTTAAATCAGTGGCTAATTTTAACGATACTGTCTCAGATGGAAACGCTGACTCAATACCTTTAATAGTATTGATATCAAACATATTTTTCAGACGAGAGTCGCCTATTAAACTTTGAGCGATATCATCAGCCAGTGATTGAGCATTAGTTGTATTAGCCACTTAGTTAAGTCTCTTGAATTTAATTTTTAGTAAATCTGGATGATATCTTAGGTACTATTATGTCTCCGATAGTAGCCTTATACTGACTTTCAATATCTGGTACTGGGTCAGTCATATACAGTATGTGTGACTTACTAATCACTACTGTATCTGAATTACTAAAAGGTATCCAATTAGCAATTGATAATCCCTCTCTAGCTGGAATTAGTATATATGGAGATACTAAGGTAACTTTATCAATACTATTAGGATTAATTTCAATCTTTGATATTAATATCTCAGTTGTAACTAACTTAATTAACTTTGTATTATCTGACATCTAATACCTCTTATCGTCTAGAACTACGTGCCTTACTTTTGGAAGCTGCTGCTTTCGCCTTAGCTTCGGCCTCAGCTCGTGACTTTTCGATTTCTTCCTTCTCTTTTTCCTTTTGGTCTATCAATTTACGAATAAATATCTCACGCTCAACATGAGTCATTAGCTCAGTATCAAGCCATGAAAATTTACCAGCGTAAACTAGCCAAAATTGAACTTCATGAATATAATCAAGTTCTCTTGGATCTGGGACGAAAAAATTCGGCGTTAATTCCTAACCTCGCATCATCTATCCACTGGCAACTTGGGCACTGCAGTTCTACTGTTGGAGATAGACCTGTATCATTAGCCGAGATAGCATCTACTAATTCATTGTAGACATTAGCTGGCATCTCATTTAAATAGTCTATCTTCTTTTGAATAAATACTACCTTTTCTCCATTAACTTCATCAATTAGACTAGCTATTCTAGCAAACGCTCTTTCAACATCCATGTTTTCAATAAATCCCCTACGCTTTTTGATACCAGCTACAGCTAATCCAGCTATTTTTTCATCTCCTAGAGTAGGGAGATGATAAGATATCGTATCTCCCTTAGGAATTATCAACTGATGAGTAAACGAAAAGTCATCGAGTCCATCTGCATACGTCACGTCAACTTCTTGCAAATTTAATCTAATGTCACTTTGAGCTCCACAACTAGGACACTTATGTTCGACTCCATATTCTGGACCATACGTCATAATACGTACAGCAAACAATATAGCATTTACATCACTCAGTAATAATTTATCAAAATCTAGTCCTTTAGGTTCAACTATTACTTTGGATAAGATGTTATAATAAATCTTATGTGCATCACCACTAGATCCTGCCAGCGTTTTCTGGTCTGATGCAATGAATGGTCTAACTCGTACACTATCTCCTGTAACTAAAGTTAGGTCAGAATAAGCTTTACCCTGGCTAGGAAGTGTGAATAACGTATCTTTAATAACAAATGAACTCATGACTACCTCGTTAAGTAATAACTAATAACTTGATGTATTAATCTACCACGTGTAGATTTGTTTTAGTATCAGCTGACCCCTTAGGACCTACCAAAACCGCTCTATCACATGATAATTCCATCGATACAGGTATTGGATCAAATGAAGTATAATCTAGTGAACCTGGATTAAATCCAGTTGGCCATAGACCATACAGATTATATGCTCTGACTGGTTTGCCTCTGCTGTCAAACTGTGATATATACCCATCTTTCTTGTACTCCGATGCATAACCAACTTCACCGGTGATTGGATCATATATTTTTGTCCACCACCAATAGAGAGCCTCGACCAGATTAGGCTCTAGGATGTCATTTATTTCTACACTAACAGCTGCTAGGTCAATAGCTCCGGCAATTTTAGTTTTCTCATTAAAGTGATTTATCTCAACTGGACTTGATGAGTAAGCAGGCATAGTAAAGGATTTGCAGTAGAGTCCTAACTCATCAAAGTTATCTACTCCTGATAAACTAAGTATCCATGCATTACCTCTAACTGGCTCTCCACGAAGTCCAGTATTACTAGACAATTGATAATTAATTAATAAAGGCATTATATTTCTCCTTAGAATTGCTTGCCAATAAGTTCGTCGATATTAGCCCCAGTATCTACTATGATAAAGTTGACTGTGATAAATTCAGCTACTTTAACGGGCTTAATAAATACATTTATAAGTAGCTCATTTCTATTAATTACATCTGGAGTATTAATCTTATCATTACATACTGCTCTACCTTCATACAATGCATCTCTAGCAACTAGTCCATTTAGATGAGATTGAATCATCATTTCAATCTGTTTAAATGTGAAAGTAGTATCAGGTTTAAATACATATGGTATTAGAGCAGTTACAATTACCTTTTCTAGGTAAATAAGTAGTCGTCTAACATTTAAACGGTCACGCGCAGTACTATATATAGTAGACGTTTTTTGACCGTACAACATTATTCCTTGATGATTAAAATTACCTACAGGATTAATTCTATTTTGGTAGATATAATCCATTTCTCCTCTAGATAGAGAACGCTCCATACCGATAACATTTTTCATCGGTCCGACATTAGAACCTACTGGAGCCCACCATACATCGTTCTGTCTATCATTGATAGCAAATGCATTTAATACATATCCAGACGGAGGTACAAATCGCTCAACATCATTATAAGTATCCCAAGTCTTTACCCATGGATAAAATATAGTTGCATAAGTTGAATTAATAGCATTACGACCACTATATTCATTAACTCCATTAGCCCAGTCAACTACCTCTTCTGGAGTCATTGACTGTGGAGGGTCTACTATAGCTACGCAGTCAGCCCTAGTCTCTGCTAGACTTATTAATGCTTGAGTTACTGCATCAGTAGTTATTCCTGGTACAGCTATTGCATTAATATCAATTTCGTCTGGAGCATCGAATAATTGTAGACCTGTTTTAATTCCACCTATGTAAGTTCCAATGTAATCTGATGCGTCGATATCTTCAGTACCATCAGTACCTCCAGCAAAATTATATAGTCCTGCTTTTGGCATTGAGGTAATTACAAATGTATTAATAATGATTGATTTACTATTTGTACCTTTACCTAATATTGTTTGATAATATCTTTCATTTTTATCATCGAGTGATAAGTTCTTAAATTGCTCAATGACATAACTCTTATTTTCAATCTTTTTATACATAATTAGAGAAAATGCAGTACTATACATTCCTCTAAGTACAATCGACTTACTTCTTAAGTCAGTTATAGTAGACGTAATTACTATTGCACCAGTACTATGATTAATAGTACCAGTATATCCAGTATTTGTACCTTTAGGACTAAGTGTTGAAGTACCATTATCGGATAAAATTATGGTTCCATCAATACTTAAATTAACTGTATTAGGGACTAATAACTCATGAGCTTGAACTGTAAACGTCCATGGACCTGAGTCGCCTCCTGATGCTAATGCCGCATCAAAAGTTTCCACTTGTCGACTTGGCATCGAATAGTCGACTTCAACACTTACATCATTATAATAACTACCTGAAGTAAGTGCATTAATCGTTAGTGGAGAGTTATCTATACACTGAAG